CCTTATACGAGATCGATATACTTCTTTTCTCTTCTGCCATTAGATCCTCCGCATTAGATCATCGGCTAGAGCCTTAACGATCTTGTTAGATGCTTTCTTCTGGGGCTTAATCATGAGTTCATCCGCTACCCTCTTTCCTTGAGGCTGGATAATATCTTGCCCTCTATTGTTCTCAGAATCTACTCCAAACTTGATTGCCCAAGAGTAAGGAGCTCTATTTACCAAGTAGGCTTCGAAATCTCCGTTGGCAGTTATGCGAAATCCTCTCTCGAACATCTTCCAAGAGCCCTTCGTAACTTCTCGATAGAATACTACGTTACCATCTTTATCTTTTCTGATCTGGGGCTTTCGTACTGGCCAATCTTTCTTAGCATCTCGTTCGATCTTCTCCATCTCATCTGTAAGGATCTTTCGAGCATTGGGAGCAACCTTATCGAGAAAGCCTGTATAGAAATCTTGGAGATCTGTATCGATCTCGATTCCGGCTCTCTTTGTTGTAAATTTTTTCATGGTTCACCCCTTAGCATCTCCTCCATTCTAGCCCTTTTAATCCGCTCTTGTCTATCTTTGGCTTCTTTGGAATCTTCGGTAGATAATCGATATTCAGCAAGGAGAGAGATCCGGAGATCTTCTGGGAGAGAGTAAAACCATAAAGGATCCTTCCCCCATCGGAGAGAGATCCTTAATGCAAGGAGATCTAGCGATCCTCTCCCTCTTGCGTAAAATTTGCTCGATCTTCTACCTCTTTCTCACTGGGGATAACTTTCATCATCTCCAAGAGAACCTCGGAGCCCATCTCGTATACCTTACCCGGAGTAACTCCTGCATCCAATAAACGATCTAAAACCTTATGCCCATAAGCAATCGGATCTCCGCTATTGAGATTGTAAGCAGGTAATACTCGCTTATGGTCTACGGATACCGCAATAGCAGCAGCACATAGCCTACCAAGCTGGGCTCGATTCGGATCGCTCCCCCAGATCGCTACAAAGTCTAAACAAGTAGCAATCGAAGAGGGGATCTTTCCTTCATGAGTTCCAAGTTTTCCAAGATAAAATAGCATAGTACCTCCTTATGCCATTAAGCTACAGTAAGACCACCGTAACAAGTGAAGTTAAGAGTAAAACTACTTGGATCACCTTCTGAGAAGTCCAAAGAGCAGATACATTTAGATAATGTTACTGTGTGATCTGGTTCTCCAGCATCCGGGCTATCTGCTAAGTACTTGATATCGATAGTGTAGTGTTCTACATATGGAGTACCAGTAAGACCAGTAGAAACATTAGCAGAGTAAGCACCACTAGCATTAATGAAATCTCGAACCGATCCAGCATTTACTCCATCTGTAAACTGTCTGAAGTGGAAAGAGAAAGATCCGCTCTTCGCTTGCTCATCTTGCTTACGGATAGCAGCGAAGTTACCTCGATCCATTACTACGAGTTCTGAGAACTGCTGGGGATCTGAAAAAGTAAAGTTTCCATCTTCATAGGCTACTTCTAAGGTTACAGGGGTTCCAGTACCATCGAGAAGAGTAATAACACCATCTCGTTTAGTCTTTGGGATTGTTGAATATGCCATGAGGGCCTCCGGGGATAATGATTACTATTCTATCCGATGCGGTTAGATAGTGTGTAGAATATTGAACGATAGAGTAATGATAATATACTCTTGACTATCTGTAACCGTTCTATCACTGCTTAGATAGCGGATAGAGAACTGATTATCTGTAGGATAGGCTTCGAGTACTTTGTTAATGATTGCTTCCTCTGCATCTAGGCTCCCATCGTAATCGGTAGGGTAGATATCGAGAGGCCTTAAGCGATACGAGAAAAGAACCTGCATTGGAGTAGCCAAGTACACTCCTACCGCTCTTCTCTGTCTTTCTTCCATAGCAGTAGAACTCGCTACGGAGATAGAGAAGGCCTTATGGGCTACAGTGTTCTCAGTTCTCCCGAAATAATCCGGAGTATGCTTAGATTCCTTGAAGCCCGATATCTCTTCGATCTTCGATGCTATTCCTCTTCGGATACTGGAAAGAGATTGCCCCATTATCTTCTCCGAAATCTACGAGAGAAGCGACCGTTACCATTCAGATAGATTACTGGCTGCTTGGCTACTCGATCTTCTGGGTTGGCAGTTTGGCCATCGTGATTATGATCATATACGAAGTTAATCCGCTTCCACTCATCTCGATATTGCGCAAAGTGCTCATTAGCAAGATCTAGATATCTTCCGTTCGATTGACCAAGAGAGCTATGGAAATCTCGGAAGATATAATAGAGGGCTAGATTCTGATGAGCAGCCCGGAAAGCCTCTGCGCTCATTACCAAGTATTCTAATCCTCCTCCCTCGGTTCTCATTCTTTGGATCATCGTATACCAAGCCTCATCGATATAAGTTTGGTACGAGGTAAGAGTAGAAGGTCTGATATCTGCTAACTGAGAGTAAGTAGCAGTAAGATCCCCATCGGATACTACTGGGTAGAGCCTCCGAAGTACTACCGATACCATTCTACGGAAAGTATATACCTCTCCTACAATTGTAATCTTCCACTCTTGTAAGTACCCTTCTCCGAGGGTGAGTTCTTCGGAGAGAATCCCTGCGCTATGAACATAAGTAGGAATATTACCAGGAAAGGAAGCAGCAGCATTATCGATTAGTTTCTCTTGATTTGGTTTATACAGAGTGTATCGAACTTCTGTAGGAACTACGAGTACTCCATCTCGATAGATAGGTAGGATAGAGGTATTACTCTTCCCTCGTTCGAGAAGCTCTGGTATCTTGATTTGTGGAGCATATGGAGTACTAGTTGCCATTACATATCCTTATAGATCTCTAATCCGATCTTACTAAACTCTTCGATAAATGATAACATATCTTGCTTTATCTTGTACTGTTCTTCTAACTTCTGCTTAACTTCTGGAATATGCTGGGTATTCTGTAATCTTCGGATGGGCTTCTCTAGTTTCAATACTTCGAGTTCCCAGAAGTGAGGCTCTACAGGTTGGAAGGTTCCATCTACTGCAAGAGATGCACTCCAGCGAGCGAAAGCATCTCGATCGAAGTTCTTAATTACTCGATTTCCTACTACTCGTACAGATTGGAACTTAGAACAGTGATATCTTCCACCTCGTACTCGGTACTGGTGTACATACTGATATTTACCGGGATCGAGATATACCCATCCGGCTTGCTGGAGTTTTCCAATACGAGATCCAGGATTACCGATCTCTCCTTGTACTTGATGAACTCCATTCACTCCGGGGATGATTCTCTCCATACGGACTGTAGGAATAAAATAGCCCTTGCGCTCTATCTTGGTTCCTTTGGCCTTGGTAACTTCCTTCTCGAAGTATTGGAAGGTCCAGTTAGTAGGATGCCACTTATAGAAAAAAGGATGGTTTGGTTGCTCTGGAAGGAGCTTATCTTGGGTTTGTTGAACTGGTGCCCAAGGCTGGGGGGAAAAACTCATAATGTACCTCATTAAAGATTAAAAGATGGGAGCCCAAGAGAGCCCCCACCACAACGAACGGAGAAAGGATTATACCAAAGTAGCGATTTCAACACCACGAGCATCTTCCAAGATGGCCATACCTAAGTAAGCGTGGCCTACAACCTTAGTAAGAGCCTTAGCAGCATCACGATCCATCTCTACCATAACTTCACCCATTTCCATAGCCTCAACAGCACCAGGAAGAGCATTAGGCATACCAGTTGCATAACCGATAGCACCAGGGCAGAACATAGCAGCAGCATAGTTAGAACCGTTATCAGTTACATAAGAGCTAGTATAGATCTCAACACCCATAAAGGTTCCTTTATAGTGAGAGCCCTTAGCAGAGATAGCCTCGTAAGAAGCAGGGGTAAAGGTCAAGATACCGGTTTCATTACGGATTGAATCTTGCAATTCTGCATACTGAGCAGGATGCAATACACAAACATAAGGGCCAGGAGCACCTTTATTAGAATCTGCGGCTTCCAAGGCTTGGATAGCATCTACCCATACATCTACAGTTAATGCAGAAGCAGAACCTACTTGAGCAGTAAAACCACCGAACAAAGCAGCAGTTAACTTAGCGAACAAAGCATCGTAAGATTTAGCGATATGCTCAGCGATACGGAAAGGATCGATATCAGCACCCATACCAGTCATAGAAGCAAGATCGGTAATAGAATAAGCCAAAGATTGTCGTTTACAGACTACATCTACATGAGAATCTACGAGAGCCTTGTTTAAGACTGCATCTCCCTCGGTTGCACCAGTGAACTCAGAGAAGCCCGATTCACCATCCAAAAATGCCTGTCGTACTCGGATGGTATCAGAACCCATACCGTTAATACTTCCTACGAAGTCTACGAAAGGAGTGTTACGAAGATTTACAGAATCCTTAAGAAGTAAGCGGATCTCTGCACTGATCATTTGAGCCAAGCGAAGATCTCCGACTAGCCCATTATTAGTAATTTCATTTGCCATGATTACACCATATGTAAGGGGGGGAATAAAAAGAAGTTTCTGGGCTCTTCAGCTATTTCGGGAGCGACCCTACCCATCTGTATCTTATACGAAAGGAGAGCCTATCGCAAGGATAAAAAAAACCTCCCCGGAGAGGGGAGGAAGGAGAGTGGGGGAGGTACGACCCTCTCCCCTTTTTGAGGAGATTACATCTTACAAAGATACGACAATTTC